CTTGATTGGCAGGTTTATGTTGAAGAATCAACTTTCCCTACATGGGATGAACTATCTGAAAGATTTAAACAATGTTCTAAACATTGTAAGCTCTTTCCAGAATATTATCAATAGTTTTGTTGGTTGCACTATACAACCACCCAGAGTATCGTCCTCTCTGGGGTAAAATGGTGTGAAGCAACTTTGAACTCACAAGTGTAGCACTTGTGTCCACAGGGATGTCTGTTACTAACTAGGAAGTATCGAGAAAATGAAGAAAAATAGTGAAGGCAGACTGGGACTTAAGGATCTAAGTCTTCATCTAGAGGTAAAACTGTGGGAGATCCAAACTTACTTTCATGTATGATCAGAAAAATCAGAATTTGGCTCAAGCATCAGAGCGTAAAGATGCGATTCAGATTAGCTCGCTGGCGCGAGAAATTATCGAACAATTCGGGGAAAGCTGTACATGTTCTCCAAGCGATAGCTGCGATTTGTGCGATTTTATACAATGTCTTGAAAATTCTCGAGGAATTGTGAATTATGAGTGTTTTCCTACCACTCTCCAATCTTCCGCACAAGATATATCAGCCCCTGACGAAGGAACAAATACAACACAGGAGGAAAATGTTGGCTTTGCTGATGATCAGGAAGAGACTGTGGTGGATATTCCTCATGATATGGGGGTATTTAAACCTGATAGTTCACAAAATGTGAAACTGGGATCTTTTTTAGGAAGACCAGTTAAAATTTATGCTGTTGATTGGCAGATAGGAACAAGTCTTACACCAGCTGCACATACATTTGATCCATGGTATTTATTCTTTAACCACACTTCAATTAAGAAGAAGTTGGATAACTATTACTTGGTTAGATGTAACTTACATTTGAAATTTGTTATTAATGCTTCTCCATTTTATTATGGAGCATGTTTGGCAGCATATCAACCATTATCAAGTCATTTTCCTGGTCCAATTATAACTACTGGTTTTGTGCGGGATCTAATTCCTCTTTCGCAGCGACCACATGTATATTTGTATCCTCAGGATTCTCAAGGTGGTGAGATGGTTCTACCATTTATATACCACAAGAATTGGTTGGATGCTACATCATCTAGTGATCTTATGGCAATGGGAACAGTAGATTTTGATTCCATTAACACCCTTCGTAATGCTAATGGTCTTACTACTGAATCCATAGAAATTCAGGTTTATGCTTGGGCTTCAGATATCGAATTAGCTGGACCAACAGTTGCCTTAGCTGTTCAATCCAAGAGACAAAGCAAAAAGCCTAGAGTTCCTATGAAGGATGAATATGAAGATGATGGAGTGGTTTCGAAGACCGCATCAGCTTTAGCTAAGGCTACTGGTATGTTGGGTTCTATGCCAGTTATCGGGCCTTTTGCAACCGCAACATCATATGCAGCTGATGCAGTTTCTAATATTGCATCATTGTTCGGTTTTACAAATACACCTGTTATTGATGATGTTCATCAATTCCAACCATCACCTTTCCCCAATATCTCATCTACAGATATAGGAATGCCTATTGATAAGTTAACACTTGATGCAAAAAATGAGTTGTCAATTGACCCACGAATAGCCGGTGTTGGTGCTGATGATGAAATGGCAATTACACATTTTGTGCAAAGAGAATCCTTCGTTGCACAAGCACAATGGTCGGCGACTGCTGTTACCGATGATTTTATTATTGGTTCAGCAGTAACCCCAATGATTGTCGATCAGCAATCATATACTAATTATGATGTTTGGCAATATACGCCTTTAGCATACCTATCAGAAATGTTTAGTTTCTGGCGGGGAGACATCATTTTCCGTTTTAAGTTTTTGTGTTCTAAGTATCACAGAGGGAGAGTCCGAATAAGTTGGGATCCTCATGGAGATATTAAATCATCTGGTGATTATACTACAGAAACTTACACTCAAATTGTTGATATTGCTGAGGAAACGGATATTGAATTTCGTGTACCTTTCACACAACAGACCTCGTATCTTGAGGTTACTGATCGTGGAATATATCACGGCTCAAATACGCCCACAGCACCTGATTCCACAATGAATGGTACTATCACTTGTGTGGTAATCAACAAACAAACTAGCCCAGTTGCTTCCGCTGACATAACAGTTGCAATGTTTGTCCGCGGAGCAGAGAATTTTGAGTTCGCTGGGCCAAAGAATATTGACCCCAATCTATCACCATATGTTGTACAGTCGAAACCTTTTGATAAAGCATCAAACGAAGTTATGTTAGGTTGTGGTCCATCGGATTCTGATCCCAATACCAATTTGGTGTATATGGGAGAAACGATATCCAATTTGCGGCAATTATGCCGTCGACAGACGTTGTATCGTAAATGCGTTCCAGCGTCTGCTTCAGCTATTGATACTATATATCACACATCACATGTATTGGCAAGATTACCAATTTATCCTGGTT